CAAATCCGTTATCGACTAATTTAGTATTGGTCTCTATTTCATTATTTCCCCACATGCCAGAATTAATAAGTTGTTTACAAGAAGCTTCATATCGTTGGTAATAGGTATTGTTTTCATCCTGCATATTGCCACTAACTGCACTATGCGCTTTGTAAGCCGCATAATTAAGTAGCGCTTCAGTATACACTTCACTAATTTTTAAATCTGTAATAGTTGACTTAGCTTTTTTAGGCGCAGCGGCGTACTTTAAAATAATTTGAGAACGTCTAGGCGTTTCACTATCATTTCCTTTAATTACAGCTTTAAAAGGTTCATTAATTAAAATCGATACAGCTGTATCTACTTTATTAACTATTTTAACTGAATCATCTTTAATTGTAACTGGTTCAAAATCAGAAGAGTAATATGCATGAATAGGAGCTAAAAAATCCGCAGCTAAAGAATACTCCTCTCCATCTAAAGGATTATCTAATTCCAAACTTTTCTTTAATAAATTAAACCGTTTGTGTAACGCTAAGTTTGCTAAATTAATATAATTAATAAGTTTATTTTGATTAGTAGTTTGTGCAGCAGTAGGCGTAGGGCTTGGGTTTGCAGACGTATCACCAACATCAGCTATGGCTAATTTACTGCATTCTCCTGTAACTAAGTAATCTATGTATTCAGAAACTTTCATATTATCCCCTGTCTAAACAAAGTAAGAACTGTCCCCTGGAGTTTTATCGGTATCATTATCTCCCCACATTGTTGATCCTTGGAGAGGATCTTCCTGTTCTTCATATGTTGATACTTCACTTGGTTTCCACGCATTAAGTTCTGCCAACATAGTAATTGTATCAATATGATCATCATGCTTGCTTTTAAATCCTGTAAAAGTAGCTAAAGATAACTCTGTTAGTATTTCCTCAAGTTCCTCGCTATCTTTTAATTCCTCAGGAAACCATATTTTATGCGATTTAAAAAGCGGTATCGCGTTTTGTTGAAACCGACTCATCTTATCTTTAGTCGGCCTGATTCCTATAGTATTACTATTTTTCCCTTTAGACAACGTAAAATATATATTACGTTGTCCCATTTCATTTTGGATCCAACTAATAAATCCGCCTTGCTGCCCAGTAGTTTCAATACCAACTTCCTGAGGATTGTAAGACTGAACTAAACGAAATAACGCATCCATAGTCTCGTTCATCAACGCTCTTTTAGAAAACCCGTCTACCCAGAGCCAATCACCATTATTATTTAAAGCCCAGACATTTATTACGCTAAAGTCGGCGTGTTCTCGATCAGATGTAGCAAAATCCGTAGTAATGTAAAAATTATAAGCTCCTCTATTTTGAAGTACGTTACTTCTTTTATACCAAATTAAATCAGCATCGTTAACCAACCGCTCTTCTTCTGAAGTAATTCTTAACATCATTTCCTGATTAAACGAGTTTAATTTTCCAGCTCCTTTTGCTTTAAGGTATTGACTATTAACGTATTCATAGCTAAATCGATCCTCCCAAGCGCCCCTAAATTCTTTTTCTGAACATGGAAATTGCTCACAAACCGGGTAGACATTTACATGCCAGACACCAGATTCGACAGCTTTGTATAAAGGATCCTTAGCATTAAACGGAGTTCCAGACCATATGACTTTACGCTTGTTCGGATGTAACGCATAGTCAATAGCCGAGTAGACCGTGTTTTCAACATTTTCAATAATCGTAGCGGACCTAGCATCTTCATCACCGAGTAAGTCATCAAGTACAGCAAGTTGCGGTCTCGTATTTAACTCAACGGTTCCACGAACCCCTGTTTTGGCACCATGCCCCGTCACTACAAACTCTTTGCCTTCTGCATTCTTAAAGTACCATCTAATATCAGTAAACCTAGATTCTTTAATAAACGATTTTAAAAACTCACTATTTTCACAACGCCGCTCTATACGTAAACGCATCTTTTTAACACCATTCTCAATACTATCAGATAGATACAGCGCATAATTGACGTCACCAAAACCGGGAATCGATCCATAAACTGCTATGTAGAGAAACAAGTACTCTGCAAATATAGTAGTCTTGGCCAGGCCACGGGCGCACATATTAGCGGTGTTTTGGGTTTTCCCCGCAATTTTGTCCAGCATTTTGTAATGAATTACAGGAGTTTTATTTTCTTCTCCTCTATCTCCATTGACCAATTTCACAAAAGAGATAAACTCCAGAGCAAACTCACTAGGCACATATGTAGGGTCATCCTCGTAGTCACAGCTGTTTAACCACTCATCTACAGTCTTTTTAGTCGGCATCAATTACCTCATAAGTGGTTTCCGGTAGCGCCTTCTTAGCTAGTATCTCACTGTGAGCAACTTCCTTAGCACTAGCTTGACCATTCATTATCATTGTAAGCTGTTGTTTAGCAAGGGCTCTAGTGGTATTCCGCAGATCTTCAACGATATCATTGCTGTATCCAATATCAATTTCCACTTTAGCCGCAGCGGGCGCCGCCAAGTTTGTCATCAGACTTTCCGCCGCTTTTTGTCTAACCATCTCAGACTTAGCCGTGCGCATCAATTCCGCTTGGGTATTAATAGCTTCCTGATACACACCCGCATTCAATATATGCGTAGGAACCAAAGTCTGTTCCAGTATTTTCGTAACTAAGGCGTTATTTCCATAGTTATCCGCAAAGCTTGCAATATAAGACGCGGAAGCACCCTTATCGATTAAGTTCTGATAACGATCCGGAAAAACTTTACTATAAGCCGTAGAGGACTTATCCCCCATTAACTTCAAAGATACAAACTTAATGGCGTTAATATACGCAGCCAGGGAGTATCTTCCAGTAGAGAGAACGGAAGAATAAGTAAGAGCATTATCCCGGAACATGCGCCGCAACTCTGAATTGGATTCAGAATTAATCATATCAACGATATCGTCAGTTAAGTGCTTACGAAACCGTTTATCCGGCAGAGCACCCGCCAACTGCTCTTTAGTTAAGTGGTCGGTAGTCTCAATAGTACTTTCAAGATCTTGTAAATTAGTTAATTGCATTACAAACCTCATTCCATTTAGTGATTAAGTCAATATGGGACGCCCCATCGCTATAGCAGACATGTGGACAAACCATCCATTTTCTACTATCCAACCGAACTAAGACATCATTTCTCTCCAATTCCCTCCAATATTTGTCCCAAGTGCGGTAGTCTTTGATCCAGGAGACGACTTTAACAAATTCCTTCTTATCTATCTCATTGTTTTTATTAGACAATAAAGTAAGTGGCAATAATAAAGCACACGCCGTACTGGACAAAGTGTTCTTACCTGCCATTTCCAGATTTATTCGTTTACTCACTTCTAAGCCCTCTACTGGTCTGAGTATCCCACATATGCTTAACTATAAAATACTGTCTGTCATTCCCATTAAACATAATATCTGGATTTAGCATATACTCTTTCTTAGTGAACTTCCTAATAAAATCACATTTCTTCAGGGTCCTTAACCCTCGATGAAAATCATGCAAAGTAATCCCGGCAGCCTCGGCTATCTTGGCCGGAGTCCCTACAACCATATTCACCCGATTGATCTGATACATAACCTTCAATAAAACAAGCGCCGCATCAGAAGACAACTTATTACTAGCTAAGAGAGTGGCTGACGGTGTACCTAGCTGAAATTTATTAAACATGTTTGACTAACTCCATATTTGTGCTATCTTTTGATTGACAACATTGGTTTCTTTCATTCCTCCTAGAAGAAGCCTCATGGGGAAACCCGCCTACCTCTCCTCGTCTGGGCGGGTTTTCTTTTCTTCTCTATCCCGCAGGCAAATATTACAATAGGCTTTCTTAGTGGTCTTCTCCCCACATCCTGGACAAGGATGCGCTAGAAACTTCCTGGTCTGTTTTGGATTAGCCTCAAAAACAGGCTGAACAGTTCTTACCAAATTACCTTCTCTATCAAAGATCCTAACTTCATTAGCCATCCTATCTCCTAAAAATAAGTATCGTTAATATTACCTACTATCTATACCTAAAAACTACAAAATGCAATACTTAACTTCTGTTTAATCTCATATGTGAGACTTAACTGGCCTGTTTAATCTCAGATCTGAGAATGAAAAATCTACAACTTACTGTAACTAAAGAAGTAATCCCCTTCTAAGAATAAGAAGCACGAGCCTGTTATTTATATATTATTTATGCGCCAAGCTTCGTCCGTGCCGCAGGCACGTACTCGCTTTGGCGCAATGCTAAACCGAGTGGAAAACACTTAGATGGTCTCGGCCCAAAGCCCGCGTGAGATTTTTTTAATTTAGGTACGGATGCAATACTAACTAGCTGGCTTGAACCAAGCCAAGCCTACCCCCCGCCCATTGAAATAAAACTATCTTTTTATTACACATTGGCTCCGCCTATTAGAAGCTTCGGGGAGAAACCCCAAAACAATTTATCCTAGGAGGATTGCTATGAAAGTATTAGACGCAGTATCTAGAACCATAGAAGTAGGTTGTAAAGGCACTGAAGTTACCCTTGAGGGTGCTTACCACGGTGCAGCTACTCTTACAGGTCTCATCAAAGAGGAGCGTAAAGTTCAACATCTTCGTTGCAAAATGAAGACCCAACAAACCCTAGACGAGTTTGAAGCTCTCGGGTTTGACCGCAGCATTGCGGAAGCTGAAATAGCTGCTATTGACGCAGAACTCAGCTAACTTAACGTTACTGGAGATCCCAATACCTGACCGTACGGGATCTCCTTGTTAAGTTTTTTTTTCTTAAAACCTTAAAACCTTAAGCATAGAAGAGACACACAAAGCAAACCTTAAGCATTTGAAGAGTTCAAAAGCATTAAATAAGGGCACACAAGTAAGAGAGTGCAAAGAGAGATTTGTTAATCAGCAAGAGAAGGAAAGAGACGCGTTTTCTTTGTTTGGCTCCGCCTAGTAGAAAGCTAAAAGTCTTATAAATACTCTTAGGAGGAGATTAGATATGTTTAAAGAGATCTGTAAAGAAATACGGGAAGATAAAGAAATACAAGAACACGTTAAGAATATTAAAGAAGCTATACAAGAGATTAAATGTATTTGGGCAGTCGAAATGCATAAGTTTAGAGTACATAGAATAGCTAGACAAGCTGAACAAGCTATGGCTAAGCTAAAACGTAATCCTTACATAGGAGATTAATATGCTTAAGCAAATTGGATACTACTTCAGTTTGACCATAGGCATGATCATTGCCCTACCATCAGTTCTTATACTGTTGGTATGGGTACTGATTCAGAAGCCTATACCTGTTGACAAAGACCATCTGCCCTAGCGGGCAGATCAGGTTAGGCTCCGCCTAGTAGGATCTTAACGACAAGATAGCCATCGTTAAGAACTCGAAGAGAGCTCGTTTCTCTAGAGGATTCGGGCTATCACAACGCCTGAGCATGCGTGAAACTGCTCACTTTGGTTCTAATGTACTGCTTCTAAGGCGTTTAGTCCGGGCAGGCATCCTCCTGAACCACTTCATTTTGGGAAGGCATCCCTAGTTAACTGTCACCTTTCATTCTATAGTCTTCAGAATCAATTAAGATTCTAAGACTACCTTCTCACATGCGTAGACCTTTCGGGGTCTGCGCCTTCCTTTAGGAGGATAGCTATGTATCATTTCATTTGGGTTGATAAAGATATGCCGTTCATTCATGAAGATAAAGAAGTACTGCGTGATGCTAGAGATAACAATGTTCCTATTGTACCGTTAGTTGCTAACAAACCTACCGAATTAGCTAACGACATTATGATTCATCAAGTTAAAGATCTTGAAAATATCATTAAACAACACTCTTTATAGGAGAATAGACCATGAATTTAACAGAAGTTATACATCATATAGCAGAAGAGCTAGAAAAAACGGGTTTCAAACCCGCTTGGGTTACTGAAACTCCATCACAAGAGGAGTTGTATCGTTACGTAGAAAGTCATCCTGAAATTGCATCTTATAGCATGAATGCTACAGATGCTGAATACGCATCTATATTGGGTACTGAGGTTAAGAATCCTCATGTAACTATTAATGCGGTAATCAATGATCCACATGGAAATGAGGATACGATACCCTTCTAGGCAAAGGGCATAACGGCTTGTGAGAGCCGTTATGCCTAAAAGCTCTCCGTATTAAATTAAAACCTATTGTTTCTGTTTAGTGCAGTGCGTGTTGTAGTTCAGGCTCCGCCTATTAGGTTGTTGTGAACCCAAAACGGGCACAACATATCCATTAACTCCATTTGGAGGAAGTAACTATGTCTAATGACATTAAGCAAAATACGTATGGCAGTAAAGTAAAAACCGAAGACAAATCTAAAGCACCTAAGCTTAGATTTACTTTGGGAGAGTCCGAGCGATACTTTGAACCCGCTCAGTATCTTAGCTCTAGCAAAGGCTTAAACCCTGCTAAAGTTAAGTCCCTGTTTAGCAATGACAAAATGTCTTTGGAAGAAACAGGCGGTAAATCCCTGAAAGTTATGTTTAAGACTGAAACAGAAGTTAAATTCTGTGGGTTTGTAACTGCAGGTGATGCATCTCTTACGTTGGATGAATCAGACGTAAAAGAAGTACTTGACGCAGCACGTAATGGCGACATTAAGAAAGCCATTAATGGAGATGAGTTAATAGCTCTCTTCTAACCATTTGGAGACTGGGGGTACTACTCCCAGTCTCCTTTTTATTTATAGGAGATATTATGAAAGACTTCATCGGAAGTTTATTGCTATTTGCAATGGCTTACGTAGTTCTTTGGTTAGCAATGGCAATTTACTAACGTAAATTGCTTTTGCTTGTAGGCATAAGATAGTGACTTTTAACTAGGAGGAATAAAATGACTTTTGTAAAGCTAATGTTATTTGTTTTACTTCCAGGCGGAATATTTATTTGTGCCATTATGTTTGCTTGGGATCAGATTAAACGGTTTGATGATCAAGAGGATTACTATGAAGAGGAAATTAGTAAACTTAAAGCTGAAATAGTAGAGCTTGAGAGGATAGAGGCCATTAAAAAGGGCATTCTTTACCATAAAAAGGAGCAAGACAATGAAATATACAGTTTATGAGGTTACAAAAACTGAGCTAATCAAGATAGATAAAGTTAAAGCTACCAATAGCGATATTGCAATTAAGAAAGCGTTAATTGGTACAACGAGAGATCCAAAAAAGAAGTACTTTGCTATTAATTATTGACGGCGGGGGTAGGTATTCATATCCTGGGCCTACCGATGCTGTCTAAGGGTGCCGGAGCAAGTTGGTGCTCCTGGTTGCTCTGGTGCCCGCCAAATTTAAAGGAGGAGTTATGAAATACAGTGATGAATTTGATAGATTACTAGCATTATTAATTAAAGAAAATGATAGGCTTATACATAAAGGAGTAAATTATACAGATACTTATACTAGAAAATATTTACTATCTTTCATAGAAAGACTTACTAGTAGAGTAATGTATAATCATTGTATTGAAGATCGTGTAGCTATGCATGAAATAGCTGATGAATATCACGAATGGTTAGATAAAAATGCAGATAGGCTTGCTAAAGAAGATCAAGATTATAAATTAGAAATGAAAGAAGCAACTTTAAGGAGACAAGGCGATGTGGATACTTCTAATGATCGTGTTTAATCAGCCTTATATGATTGACCATATAAATAATCTTGGTGAATATTCTACTAAAGAGCATTGCACTAAAGATAGAAATAGAGCTGTAAAGTTAATAAATAGAGGATCATATAGCCCAGTAAGTTTTGGTTGTGCCAAAGTAAAATTTACTAAAACCTTTATTAAGGGGAAACAATGAATTGGGTATTAGTTAAAAATATTAAATGCGACCGTGGCTTGGAACGATTGGCTACTGTAGTAGATGAAAACGGAGTAAGACTTGTATTTAGTACTAAAAAAGAGGCTGAGGAGGCAGCCGCTGATATGAATAGAGTTGATGAAGTAACGCTTGAAATGTATGAAGATCTAAAAAAACAAGTAAGAATACGTTCAATGGGGCCAGTGCTAATTATACCTGAAAAAGAAACTATTCATAAGGGTGACTGGCCAACAGACTATTAGGAGGAATATGAAAATACCATCAATACGTACCGTTGAAAGAGTTGTAAATTTAATACCAGTTGTTAAAGAGCTAATGCCGAACTGTTCAGATGAATCTACTGGTTTATTAGCAATTATCAGACAACAAGAAGATGAATTACATAATAAAAAAGCTGAAATATGTGCACTAAGGGAAAAAATTGAACAATTACAAGAGGAAATAAATTATGGAAAAACAACTTGATACAGCAGCATGGGTAGTGCTTTTCTTAGCAGTTGTTTATATGGGTGGTCACTTTATTGTGGCTACTGCTAATGGATGGGATGGTTTAATTGATTATCCATCTATGGGAACTATGACTAACTCTGGAGGTACTGCAGATATTGAAGTAAACACAGGTACAAGAGAAACTGTAGAAAAAAGTGGATTACTCATTCCAGGTGGAGAAATCCAAGTTACAGATTCTGAAGGAGAAGTTCATGATTTAGAAGTAATTGTAAAAAATCCTGATACTGGTGGCCCAGTACAAATAGAAGCTTATGATTCAGAAACTAATGAGTATTATGATTTAGAGATGAGTCTAAGATAGCTATTTTATTGGTTATAAACTTACCTTCCTAGCCAGTCGGCTCCGCCGATTAGGTCTCTCAAGCCCTTTGGATCTTGTCAGTCCAAGGGGCTTTCTATCTACTATTAACGAGGAGCACTCAAATGGAAAATGATAAAGAGAAGGAAATAGATCAATACATATTGGAAACATCTTGGTCTACAAGAATTACAGATGAAATAGTATTAGAAGCAATTCAAGGAAATATCCCATTCTCTATGGAATTGAATATCTTGGATAACATTGCAGAGCTTAATAGGGGACCTGTTCCCAATAAAGAAATATTCATTAAGTTCTTCTCCCTACTTCTTAAAGATAACGCCGCAAGGCCAATTCAAGCTGTAGCTGCTCAAATAGGGCATATAGCAGGAATTAGGGATACTGCTGAAGCTTTTGAATGGGGCATCATTCTTGTTAAAGACTGTATTGATTCTGGTTTGTACCAGTTTCAACAGATAGATGATGAATGGTATGTTTACCCTAATCTAGCATTAACTAAGAAAGCTAAGCAGAAGATCGATAGATTACAGTACTTACCTCCTATGAAATCTAGGCCAGTACCTTGGACTAATAATCATAATGGAGGATGGCTATTCGAAAGAAAGCACTTAGTACTGGGTAATAAGTTCAATAAGCACGATTTACCGCTTTCTTATGACGTTATTAATAAGTTACAGGGGCTTCAGTGGGAAATAGATGCACCTACTTATACATATGAGAAGCAAACTAACCGTATGATGAATAAACAGAAATTCCTAAAGGTTATTAAAGAGTACTTAGGGATCCCGTTTCACTTTGTATGGAGATATGATTCTAGAGGAAGAAGTTATTCTTCCGGTTATGATCTTAACCTTCAAAGTAATGAATACGGTAAAGCATTGTTATCATTGCATAATAAAGAATTAATTACCTGTCAGGGAATTCCTAATTTGCGTATAGCAATAGCTAATCATGCAGGTAAGGATAACCTAACTTGGAAAGAGCGCTATGAATGGGCTAATCGAGAGAATTTCGATGATGTTAACTGGGATGAACCTATCCTAGGACGTAAGGCCGTTAGAGCGCTTATAGATACAGAAATGGGTGAACCTACAGGATATGTAATGAGCCTAGATGCAACCTCCTCAGGGCTTCAGGTGATGGCTGCATTATCAGGATGTTCACAAACTGCCAATCAAGTAAATATGGCAGATCCAGATAAACGTGTAGATGTTTATACTACTATTGCTAATGAAATGAATAAGCATTTAGCTAAACCTGTACCTAGGAAGATTGTAAAACAAGCTGCTATGACTCACTTTTATAATTCTAAAGCTACACCTAAGAGATTATTATCTAAGGAAGAATTAAAAGCATTCTATGCAGTTGTGGAAGGATTCCTGCCTGGAGCAGAAAGAGTAATGGAAGCCATTAATACATGTTGGAATCCTGAAGCTGATCACCATTCATGGATTATGCCAGATGGGCATCATGTGTATGTGCCTGTTGTTGAAGCTATTAATGGTGTATACTCAGATGAAGAATTCGGTGATATTCCTCTGAGGTGGCTCCATCAAACTCAATCTGACAATTATAGATCTCTTTGTCCTAATGTTATCCATTCAATTGATGGCTATGTGGCTAGGGAAATGATTAGACGTTGTAATTTCCAATTAAGTCATGTTCATGATTGTTTTGTGTTTAATCCTAATCATCTTCAGGATGTAACCAGAACATATCGAGAAATAATGGCTGAGATCGCTAAAAGTGATCTATTGGAGGACATCCTGCGTCAGATTACCGGAAACGATGCCCTATCGTTTTCCAAAGAAGCAGATATAAGTCAATACATCCTAAACAGTAGCTATATGCTTTCCTAGCTACTAATAACTGGACTCCCCTAACGGTCAGGAGGGGAGTCTGGTTTTTTTACCTAAAAAAATTCAGGAAGGGTTTAAGTCGGTCAAAAAATGGTCGAGATAAACCCTTCCACTTTTTTTCATACTTAATATTAAGATACTGATATTACTTAATCTAACTTAAATCTAGGAGCTGTTTAATGTCGAATTTTGTGGTACAATATTGCCCAATGAAGGCTTGCCAACAGTGGAGATTAGGTAATAAATGTAGCCTAGATGGTTTCGATATAACTAAAAATATGGGGTATGTAGCTACGATGCACGACAGTTCAATATGTGAAATCAGAAGGCAAATAGACAGATACCGTTTACAAAATCTACTGGAGGATAATAATGAGCAGGATAAGTGAAGGAAGTTTGCAACAAATGAAGAGTAAAATATTACAAGATCTGTATCAAACTACAGAAAAAAGATTAACAGATAGAGCCACAAAAATAGCTCACGATTCACGAGAATGCTGGATTGCTCAATATCAACCATTACTTGACCAGCTACCAGATGAATTAATTGCTAAACATCAATCATATACCGTAACTATTAAATATCCTTGGAATAGAAAGTTTAGTGATACAGACTTAAGAACTGCACATCTACCAAAATTTTCCAATAATGATTGGCATAATTTAGATTATATACAAGAAGAATGGGGATTTACATCACCAACACCAATAGCTAATCCAATATCTTTTAATAGCTATGGAGGTACAACTACAGAATATCAAGAATTACATGCTGATATGCGGAAAGAAGCTGAGAATCTTTGTAAAGAAAAGATTCAATTATTACAAGAAAAATCACGTATGCAGAATTATCTAGAAATTACCACTAGTAAAAATAGAACGCATAAGCAACTAAGAGAGGTATTACCCTCTAGTCTTCATAAATATTTACCTCCAGAAACAGTTAAAAGAAAAGCTGTTAAAAAAGAAGCAAGACACGTTGAAACTCCAGATTTTCTAGGAGAACGTCAAACAATCAATTTATTGGAGGATAATTAATGTTCGAAATTAACGCAGATGAGCTGAAAGAAGCTCTAATAGAAGACCTAAAAATAGGTATTACTCCTATGGTTGCATCTAGTCCAGGCATGGGAAAATCAGATATTATCCGGTCTATAGCTAAAGAATTTAATCTAAAAGTAATAGACTTTAGGATATCCCAATGTGAACCAGTGGATATGCAAGGATACCCAGGAGTAATAGATGGAAGAATGACTTTTCATGTCCCAGAGTACTTTCCTATTGAAAAAGATGAAATTCCTGAAGGAAAAGACGGATGGTTGCTATTTCTTGATGAATTTAACTCAGGAAATAAGCAAACTGAAGCAGCTGCTTATAAGCTAATTCTAGATAGAGAGGTGTACAAACACAAGCTTCATCCTAGATGTCTTATAGCTGCAGCCGGTAATTTAACTACAGATAGGGCTATTGTAAATACACAAAGCACCGCTACCACATCCAGACTAACTCATTATAGAATGAAAGTAGACCATAAGGTATGGATTGGTTGGGCTAACGAAAACGATATTGATCATAGAATCATTTCTTTAGTTAAATTTAAACCAGAAATTCTTCATAAATTTGATCCTTCAACTAATGAATTAACATTTCCTTGTCCTCGTACATGGGAGTTTGCTTCCAAAATTCTTAAGTCAAAGGAAACTGTGGATCATTTAACTAAGATCAGATTAGCTGGAACAGTGGGAGAAGGAGCCGCAGTAGAGCTGGCTACTTATTGTGATATCTATCAGAATCTTCCTACACTAGAGCAAATACTTAAAGATCCAAAATCAGGATGGAAAGTACCTAAAGAACCTAGTGAAAGATATGCAGTAACTACCATGTTAGCTCATAACTGTACGGAAGATAATCTCGAGAAGATATTAACTGCAAACAGCAGACTTCCTAAAGAATTTCAACCTATAACACTTAAGGACGTATATAGAAGACGCCCTGACTTACGTAACCACGAATTGATTAAAACATGGATTGCAGAGAATGCTTCAAGCTTCTTTGGCAATTAATAAGGAAATTTCATGACTGATTTAGAAAAGCTAGACCATATTCATACCGTGCTTGAAGAAGCGCTAGAATTAAATATACGACTCACTCGAAGTAGATACCCAGATATTACAAAGGCTATACATTTTATTGATGAACTTAAACAACCCCACATTGTTGAAGTAAAGGAGGAAGAATGAAATACGTACTAGCAAGAATATGTCAAAGACCGCATAAAGATAATGAAGAATGTAATGAATTATCCTATCTAGAAGACAAAGATGGAAAGCTTGAATTTAATTCAAAAGCAGACGCAGTAGAATACAAATTAGACCTAATAGAAGGAGAACTTGGAGAAGGTTCTGATTATACACAAGAAGAACTAGAAAACGAAATCATGATAATTCCATCAGAGGAGGCCCAATGAATCAAGTGGAGGCAATAGAAAGTTTTTTAGCATGGCTAAAATCTTGTCCGTTTACTTGCACTATCTCTTCCATGCAAGGAAGCTTTGTGCACGTTAAATTCTTTCTTAAACCTACTATGAGTAAGGAAGAAAATATGAGTAGGGAGGATTTATGAATCTAAAACCTATGTTAGCTGGAAAAGCTACTGATGAACAGATAGAAAAGCTATTAGATAAAGGTCCGATGGAAGTATCACCTAAACTAGATGGTATTCGCTGTATGATTCAGAATGGTGTAGCACTATCTAGATCATTAAAACCTATTCCCAATAAACACGTTCAGTCTGAATTAGGACATAAAGAATTTGATGGTTTAGATGGTGAACTAATCGTTGGGGCACCAACAGATAGTGATGTATATCGTAATACCACTAGTCATGTTATGAGCCACGATAAAGAATTCAAATTTACATTTTGGATATTTGATAGTTTTCTAAAAAAAGAAACTTATAAAAATCGTAGAAAACAAATTAATTTAAACAGTTTTAATACATTTACTCTGAAAATTCTTAGCAGCCAAATTATTTATACTATGGAAGAGCTTAGAGAATACGAAATGGATTGTCTAAGCATTGGCTATGAAGGAGTAATACTCCGAGACCCTAATGCTATGTATAAGCATGGTAGATCCACAGCTAAAGAAGGTGGCTTAATAAAAGTAAAACGATTTAGTGATTCCGAAGCAAGAATACTTGGTATGGAAGAACAAATGAAAAATAATAATGAGAAGAAAGTTAACGAATTAGGAAGAGGTCAACGTTCATCTCATAAAGCTAATAAAACTCCTAAAGGAACACTAGGAGCATTAATTGTAAAAGATGTGCATAGTGGCGTTCAATTTAATATTGGAACAGGATTTAGCGATAACGTAAGAGATCAATTGTGGGAACATAAAGAAGATCTGATTAACACAACTGTTAAATATAAATATTTTGACATTGGTGTTAAAGAAGCACCAAGGCATCCAGTATATTTAGGAATTAGAATTCCGGAGGATATGTAATGAAATTTAAGAACTTACTAATTGGTAAACAATTTGTATGGAAAGGGGACTTATATATCAAATTAAAAAATCCTGCAACCGAACCTTCCCAATGGTCTAGTACAGGTACTCGTTCATTAAATGCTGTTCAACTATCTGGTTATTGTACGGGAAAGTTATATGGATTTAATACTAAAAGTTCCAATAATGACTTCACTCAAATAAGAAATTAAAGTTGCTAATAAGAAAGGAATAAGTAAATGGAAAAAGACCTAGAAGGAATGTTACTCAAAGCAAAAATAGAACTTATGTCTAGGTCTCCTTTTATTTCTACTATCGCATTAAGTCTGCGCCATATAATTACTGATAAATGCGCTACAGCTGACGTCTGCGGAACAACTATTAGATACAACCCATCATTTATAGAAAAACAATCTATAACTCAATTTGCTGGATTAATGGCACACGAATGTTGGCATGTTGCATTCCAGCATATGGCACGTAGAGGCAACAAAGATCCATATACATGGAACGCCGCAGGAGATTATGTAATTAACTACATGCTTACTAAATCAGGATTTGAAATACCTAAAGGGGGATTAGTAAATAATAAATATAATGAAGAGTGGTCAACTGAGCAAGTATATGATGATCTAATTAAAGATCAACCAGATCTAGGAGACTTCATGCTTGACCTACGTGAAGATGAAGAAAATCCTGGAGAAAGTAAGGGCCCTAAAATAGATTCTGAAATAACTAATATTATAGTCAGAGCTAGAACACAAGCTATGGCCTCAGGTAAAAATACTAAAGGAGACATACCAAGTGAAATACTTAGAATTATAGATGAAATATTAAATCCTAAGCTTCCTTGGCAGGTTATATTACACAAATTTTTAGATAGAAGAGTTAAAGAAGAATTTTCTTGGGCACGTAGAAATCGTAGATATAAAGCAGATACTTATATGCCAAGTATGCACAGCCATGGCTTAGGACATTTAACATTTGCTATTGATACCAGCGGAAGTGTAGAAGACAGCCAGCTAAAAGAAATGCTAAGTGAAATCGTAGGAGTTCAACAAACATTTAATCCTGAAAAGATGACCATTATTGATTGTGATGCCGATATTCATCAAATTCACGAAGTAAATCAAGGAACAGATATTATGTCTTTAAACTTTCATGGAGGAGGGGGGACTTCATTTCTACCAGTATTAGATTACGTAGACAAGCACCCTACCCAGGCTCTAATTTACTTCACCGATTTATACGGAGAAGAGGATATGGATCCTGTAGATTATCCTGTTTTATGGATATGTAATTCAGATCATGAACCAGCAACTATTGGGGAAACTGTTTATGTCGATCACTACTGCACTACTATGTAAAGAAGATGCTATTAAAAATAAAATAGGACTACAAAACCATTATTTAAACCGATTAGCAGAAGCAGGAATTAATAAAGGTTCTGTTCTCCCATTACCACTTCTATACAACACAGCTGTAAAAATAGTAGCTAAAACAGGAAAAGCTTACTTGGACAAATTACTCGATAAAATACCCAATACCGTATCTAAGCTGATCATAGCCGATAGTAATTACTTTAAATTTATTACTAAAAAAGTAAAAGTATCGGATCACTATGGAGCTGTATTGAAGGGGGAGTACCCAGGCTACGAAAAGTATGACTGTGTATACATCCCTAATTATAATTCTCTATTTAAACAGCCGGATAATATCAGAATCATAGAAGCAGGCATTAAAGCCCTTACTAATGGCAGTAGTCAGTTAATTAGTTCTGCTGACTATGGATTTGCTCACGGATCAGATAGAGAAATACTAGATCATCTATACAAGCATCCAGTACTGGCGGTAGATATAGAAACTACAGGACTAGATCTGCATGATAGCATCGTATCGATAGCCTTCGCATGGAACAAGCATGAAGGTGCCGCTATAGATATCTCCATTAATGGAATCTACTATCTAAGAGATTTTTTAGAAACTTACAAAGGCAAATTAATATTTCATAACGGCTTATTTGACGTAAAGATGTTAATCCATGAATTATGGATGAAAGACGATACGGATTATGCAGGCATGATGGAAGGTCTGCAGTATTTCAAAACTTTTGATGACACTATGATATTAGCTTATTTAGCTAAGAACGCTACTACGCCTATATCCATAGGTCTAAAAGAGGTAGCTCTAGAATACGTAGGTAACTACGCGATAGAGATTAAAAATATCACTAAGCATTCTAAAAAAGAAATTCTAAAATATAACCTAATAGACGCATTAGCTACTTTTTATACTTGGGAGAAGTACAATAAAGAGCTATCTTCGCGTCCTTACCTAGAAATATTCCAACCTAGTTTATACACTTTAACTAAAATGATGCTAATTGGGTTACCTATGAATTCAACTAGAGTCCAAGAAGTACATTCCATATTAGAAGCTAAGAATAAAGTATTGCACGAGCAGATACAGGAAAACCCTCATATTAAAACATACAATAAAGTACTACAGAAGGAAGCATGCAAAGCAGCTAATGCTAAATTAAAAAAGCTAGTTAAACCTTTAGAAGACTTTCAAGATGTTGAGTTCAATCCAAGTAGTCACCCTCAATTAGGAGACCTACTGTTCGATAAATTAAAGTTACCTATTATAGATAAAACTAAATCAGGTGCTCCTGCTACAGGAGGAGACATCTTAAAAGATCTAAAAAATCATACAGAAGATCAAGATATTCTAGAATTACTGGATTATATACAGGAACTGTCTGAAGTAGATAAAATAGACGGTACTTTTATAAAAGCTTTTATGAAAGAAAGGAATGTCCTGCATGGCAATCTTAAATTAGGGGGTACGCAATCCGGGAGATTAGCTAGTAACTCGCCTAATCTAACTAATCTTCCAGCTCATGGCGCCATGGGTAAGTTAATCAAAAGCTGTATTGAAGCTCCTAAAGGTTGGCTGTTTGCAGGCGCCGACTTCTCCGCACTAGAGGAGAGGATAGGAGCTATTCTTAGTAAAGATCCTAATAGAATTAAAGTATATACAGACGGCTATGATGGTCATTCCCTGAGAGCACAAACTTATTTTGCAGATCAGATGCCGGATATAGACCCAACAGACGTAGCTAGTATCAACTCTATTGAGCATAAATACCCAGAACTACGGCGTAGATCCAAAGGCCCCACATTTGCTCTACAATATATGGGGACAGCTTATACTCTTCATAAAAGAACTGGATTTCCAATGGATCAAGCTATCAAAATTGAACAAGCATTCCATGATTTATACAAAGTATCTAAAGAATTCAATGAAAAGAATAGAGAATTCATGGAGACTCATGGGCATGTAGAATGCGCGTTTGGATTGAAATTAAAAACCCCTATTATATCCCAATGTATTCTAGGAACTTCTAGAACACCTTACGAAGCAGACAAAGAAGCTCGTAGCGCTAATAATGCAATAACCCAATCTTGGGGGATGCTACTAAACAGAGCTATGAATGCTACTAACCAGCGTATAGAAGACGCAGGGTATAGTAAGGATATCCTACCGTGCAACATGATCCATGATGCCGGTTATTTCATAGTCAAAAACGATCCAAAATGCATCAAGTTTCTAAATGATGTACTCATTGAAGAAATGGAATGGAATGATGATGACGCTATAAGGTCTACTGATGTTCCTATGAAAGCATCACTAGAAATAGGAAAGTCTTGGAACACCTTAGTACCACTAAATAATAATGCAACTATAAAGGAGCTAGAAAAATGTCTGAAAGAATTCCGTCTGATGCAGAAGAAATAATTAAAGCCATTACCCAGCAAACTACAGTGCAAGAAATACAGTTAGCTGAACTTAATGACCATATAAATGATGTTAAAAATTACTTAGGAATGATTTCAGGACATCTTAATACTATTGCAAAAATTCAAGCAAGGAACTCATGAACTATTCACAAGATCAAATTGATGCGATAGACGGGATATGTGATACATTAGCTATCCAATCTAATCGCCCATCCATTGCTGTACTTACTGGATCAGCAGGTACTGGTAAGACTACGGTAGTTGGGGAAATTATAGAAAAAATAAAATCCCGATCTCCTATAACTTCTATAGCTCTTTGTGCAAGTACGCATAGAGCTGCTACTGTTTTATCAAATACTATATCCCATAGGATTAAAGTTACAACTGCGCATAAATTATTTAAATTGCGCCCTATAATTAATGACTATGGAAAAGAAACAATAGCAGTAGCCGGAACTTCTACAATAAAACCAGGATCTGTAGTTATAATTGACGAAGCTTCCATGATTGGCACACAGTTCTTAAAATCTATAGTAAATATAGTTAAGACTAAAAATCTAAACGTGATATTCGTGGGAGATGACTATCAATTACCACCGCCATCAGATATTTGTTGTATATTTGATGGATCTTTACCTACTTTTAAACTTACAACTATTCATAGACAATTACATGATAATCCAATTCTAGCTAAAGCAACTGAATTTCTAGAATACATAGATGGAACTAGAACTACCGAGCCGGAAATAGAAACTTGCCTTAATACAAAAGGACAAGGGATTCATATACTGCCACATTCTAAGTTTATATCTACTTTTGTAGGTAAATATCTAAACTATACTACTGGAGCTGAGGTAGACATACCCTTATGTACATATACCAATACATCTGCAATTAACTATAACAATATGATTCGTAAAGCTACGTACTTCTTAGAAGATGTAGTAGAACCTTTTTACCCAGGGGAAAGGTTAATAGCCAATAGCGTAGTTATGGAAGGAGATAAAACAATACTTGCTAATAATGAATCAGTAATCGTTCAGCATTACCAGGAATGCGAAATGTGTGACATTCCCGGATACGATGTAACAGTACGGGGGGACTATTGTGAATACAAAAAAACGGATATTAAAACAGTATTTTCACCAGTAAGCCCCTCTGCTGCTAACAAAGTATTAAAAGAATACAAGAACAATGCTAAAGCAGATAAATCCAAACAAGGATGGGTAGAGTACTATAAGCTTAAAAATTCATTAGCAGATCTACGCCCGCCATTTGCTGGAACAACTCATAAAGCTCAAGGAGGAACCTTTCCAGCTGTATTTATAGATAAAACAAATCTAAATAAATGCCGTAATAAAGCTACTAGAGCGCGGCTATTTTACGTAGCTCTAACTAGAGCTAGTAATAACGTTTATATCAATAGTTAGGAGGAATAATGGGATATTTTTCAGAACTACATCACATATTAGAAGAAGAAAAAAAGCAACATGATGAACCTAGTGACGAGGAGATATGCTTTGTTATGTCTGAGCAAGAACTACAAAGATCTAAGTATCTATGTATAGGGAATAAAGAGGTAGAAGCCAAATGGCTTCCTAGATGGTATGGCGTATCCCATAAGGAGTGCGCTTTTACAAATGAATACCAGCCCGCTACTGCTCTTCATATTGATGCTATCAAACAAAGTAATATAATTCGATTACCAGTATTACCTCAAGGTAGTGACTATAAACAAAAACTTAAAGAACTTAAACTGGAGAAATTACTAAATGGCATTTGAATTTACAAATAATAATAATATTTCGTTACCATTAGCTGTATTTCTAATGCACGATAGCTACGACTATGATAATAGATCTAACGCGATAAGTGCCACGGGACTATTGAAACCTATACGTGAAATAGTCTTAAGAAAACAGAATCCAGAAGCTCAGAAGACTGTAGAAGTATCAGATCTAATAGCATCTACCATGGGTAACGCTTTACATTCAGCATGTGAAGCTGCATGGTCAGATCGTAATAACGTAGTGAAAGCATTAGAAATGTTTGGAGCAACAGATCACGTTATAGATACTGTTAGAGTCAATCCAGAAGAAGTTAATCCAGGAGAGACTGCTATCTATATAGAGCAACGATGTGAAAGAGAACTTGATGAATTCGTAATCTCAGGTAAATATGACCTAGTTCTAGATGGCGCTGTCCATGATTACAAATCAACAAGTACCTGGGCATATGTCAACCAGAGTAATAGAGAAGACTACATTAAACAGGGTAGTATCTATAAATGGTTAAACCCAGATAAAATTACTAATGATTATATCTATATCCATTACTTATTTACAGATTGGAGTATCGCAGAACTTCGTAAGTTTAAGAAGGAATCCTATAATGCAGAAGAATACCCAAGATTAAAAGTAGCAACTAAAAAGTATTGTCTATGGACTCCAGAAGAGACTGAACTGTGGTTAAAAAATAGATTAACTGAAATTAAAAATGTTTTAGATCTACCACAAGAACAACTTCCAGAATGTAATGACGAAGAACTATGGGTTAGAAAACAAAATGAAAAATATAAATATTATAAAAACCCAGATAAAACTGACAGAGCCACTAAGGTATTTGGCTATGATAAATACGAGAACCCAGAAAATGCGGCTATGACACATAAAGCTGAACAAGGAGTAGGGATAGTGAAACATTTCCCGGCCATGGCAGTACGATGTAGATATTGTTCAGTTCAGCCTATTTGTTCTCAATCTGCAAGTATGCTTATGGAAGGGAGATTGGATCTATGATTGGGGCTATAAAAATTTACGATGGTAATGGAAAATTAAAAAAAGAAATTTCTTCAGAAAAAGCAAACAAAATTTATAACGAACAAAATAAAGAGAATTGGTGTTTATCCCCTACAGAACGTCAATGGTGGAGTGGGTTTAAATTAGAAGATCCAAATCCTTATGTTAAAAAAGGACTTCAACCCTGGAAAAAACGAAAATATAAAAAACAATTACCCACATATAAAATCAATTGCGTGATATGCAATAAAGAAGTGGTAAAAGCCAGTCAAGATGCAAAATATTGTGGCTCTTATTGCTATGGAGTTAGTCGTAGAAAAAAGAGTAACGAACAGTATCAAAAAGCAAAAAAATTAAAATAACAATTAGTTTTAGGTGGGGGCATCTATAGCCTAGCTTTGATAATACTCAAACATAGTACCAGCTATGTATCATACGGCAACGTGTAGAAAAAGAGAGTATTTATGCAGTTATAGATGTCCTTATTTCTTATTTAGGAGATCTTATATGTCCTTAAAAAAATTTCAAAAATGGATAGAAACTTGCCCATTAAAGGAATGGGTCGAGCTTCATAATGATGATCAGTTTATAGTGATTCAATTTAATAAAGAAACTGATAAAAAAGATTGTCCAGATAAATTAGAACCAAATTACTTACCGCAAACTAGTATAGATATATTAAAAAAGAAATATGGCAATAACGGATCTAAAAATTAACCCTACTACAAGGGTGTAAATAGCATGCCCTTGTAGCTCAATTGGCAGAGCAACTGTTGATAGAACGGTGGTAGGTGGTTCGAATCCGCCCAAGGGCACTACTTTAACTAGAGGACTGTTATGAATAAAAAAGACGAAGTAGAAATCAAAGATGAAATCAGAACCATGGCTAGAAATATCATGCCTAAAAGGAAAAAACATAGAGCAGAATATCAAATGACTCTAGGGAGTTTAATTAAAGCATTAAGTAAAGAACGTACAGGTTTACCTGTATATGTTGAATTCCCTTCTATTGTATTTGGCAGTCCTGCACATCCTCATAGCTATTACGGGTACCATACTGATTTAGCATTTGTGCCACAAATGGAAGAAGTAACTGTAGCTCAATTTCTTGAAGTGTGTAAAGACTGTCTAGAAAAATCATTTGTAGCTCCAGACGATTCACAATCAGAATTCTATAGAGATCATACTATGAAAGCTAATACTCCCGTATGGGTATCTAAGTTAGACAACGCTAGTAACTTAGGTATTGTAGATGTTATTTCAGAAAGCGACAGCGTTACTTTAAAAACAGAAGAAATAAAGGAAGAGGAGGCTTCCAATGCCATTAAGCAATGAACAAAAACTAAAGTACATACGAGTAATACTAGAAGGGTGCACAGATGAAGAACTAGAACCTGTACTAGTAGAAGTAGCCGTAGAATTTTTAAATGAACTAGAAGGGAATAAAGATGGACGATCATGAAATGACCGATGAGCAAATCTTGGAAGATAGAGAATCCAAATATGGCCCTCCTAAACGTTGTTTTGAAACATGGGCAACTATGTGTGAAACCCTTAATCAATATGCTAAAGAATCAGGTAATGTAAATCTTCCTCATCTATATTCATTAAAGATGGATTTATTAAAGATTGTGCGCTCCGCATGGAATCCAAATATAGAAGACAACTATAAAGATGGTAGGAACTATTTAACGATAGCTGAAATCTGTTCAAAGAAAGGAACTGATATATGAAAAAATACCATCCGTTTGCGGAGAGAATAGTAGATATCTTAACTAGAAAAGTTAATAACGATAACCGACATTTTTTTAGAGTATTAACCGCATATTATTTATCTAAAGTAGCATCTATGATGCGGTGTAATATTCAGACTAATGACCGAGATATTATTCCGGTTAACACTTATGTATTAAATCTAATGGTATCTGGCACAGGTAAAGGACATTCTACTAATATCCTCGAACGAGAATTTGTAGCCCATTTTAAAAAGGACTTTCTAAATAGCGTATTCCCTAAAGAAGCTGAAAAGAATCTCCAGTTCCTAGCTCAAGAGAAAGCCTCCTGGAAAGTAAATATCGGGCAAACTGTAAGAAGTTTACCTGAAGAATGCGATTTTCAACTAGGAGAGTTTCAAAAAGCTTTTGATAAGCTAGGGGAACTAGCATTTAGCTTCGACAGTGGAACTGCTCCAGCTGTTAAACAAATGCGAGAAAAACTATTATTAGCAGCTGCAGGATCAATGAACCTAGAGTTAGATGAAGTAGGTTCTAACCTATCCTCAAATGTAGACGTATTAAATGCATTCCTAGAATTATATGACGTAGGCTTAATTAAACAAAAACTCATTAAAAATACGCAGGAAAGCGTTAGATCAGAAGAATTACCTGGTAGTACCCCAACTAATCTAATGATGTTCGGTACACCTACAAAACTTCTCGATGGAGGTAAAACTGAAGAAGAATTTAAAGAATTCTTAGAGACTGGTTATGCCCGTAGATTACTATTCGGGTATACAACTGAAAGTCATAGAACTAAATACGAATCTGCCGAAGCACGTTATGCACAAATGATTGATCAGAACTTAGCTGATGAAGTAGCAGATATACAACAGACCTTTGCAAGCTTTGCTAGAAGATCAATTAATACAATTCTTCAAATGTCAGAAAAAAATTCTATCCACTTAATCGAATACCAAATGAGATGTGAAGATTTAGCAGATGACTTAAAAGATCACATGACAATACAGAAAGCTGAATTAAACCATCGTTACTATAAAGCACTGAAACTAGCAGGCGCTTACGCATATGCCGACAATTCTCCAGAAATTACTAAGGATCATCTAGATTACGCAATTAGCCTAGTTGAAGACTCAGGAGAAGCATTCCATAAACTAATGAGAAAACAAGGCCCATACGAGCGTTTAGCTCACTATCTAGCTGATGTAGATAACGAGGTTACTCAGCATGAACTGATGGAGGAACTTCCATTCTACAAGGGCTCAGAGGCCCAAAGAAATGAGCTAATGAGTTTAGCCATGTCCTTTGGGTATAGAAATAATATTATAATCAAGAAACGACTATTAGATAATATAGAGTTCTTTAAAGGAGAAACTCTAATAGAGACAGATATGAATAAGCTAACTGTAGCTATTAGTAGAGACATAGCTTATGACTATCAAACTGATCATCCACCATTTAATTTATTACATAAATTAACTACTGCTGAAGGATATCATTACACAGCTCATTCATTTATTAATGGGCATCGTAAGAGTGAGAACGCAATACCAGGATTCGATCTATTAATATTAGATTGCGATGGTGACGTCAATATCAGTACTGCTAAAGTACTTCTAGAAGATTACACGTTCTTAATCTCTACTACTAAAAGACATACTGAAGAAACTAATAGATTCCGATTGATATTACCACTATCTCACAGAATCAAATTAAGCACTTATGATTATTCTAGGTTTATGAAGAATGTATTCGACTGGTTACCATTTCCTGTAGATGAAGCAGCTAAAGATATATCTAGGAAGTGGGCCTCTCACCCAGGCCATTATGAATACAATCAAGGAAGTATTCTTGACGCAACATTATTTATACCAGAAACTAAAAAGTCCGATGAGATGCGAGCTAAAATTACAGCTACTGGCGTAGGTAATATCGAGCGCTGGTTCATAAACCATACAACTACAGGTAATAGAGCTAACCACCTCTATCGATACGGAATGGTATTAGTGGATGCTGATATGGCATTAGGAGATATAGTGGATAAACTAGAAAGTTTTAATAGTAAATTAGAAACTCCTTTACCTGAAGAGCAGTTTAGAA